TAATATTCAATATAGCATTGTAAATGATAACCCAGTTGCTGCCTCAATGAGTATTCCAGCGCTTGTTGGAGATGGTGAAAATCTTGTCATAAACTTTAAAGCCGTTGAACATAGAACAGATGTTGATTCTGGTCCGTATGGTGATTGGGCAGTATTAGAGGGGCAAGTTACAACACATTTACACATAACTATTATAGGAGTAGATGAAGAGTCTTAAACTATATCTTTGTGATATAATTCTAAGAGAGGTGATATATGGCAGCAGAATCAATAGGTACTTTAGTACCAACTAAAATTCCAGGATTATCAGATCCCGCTGATATTCAGGCAGCCCTACGCCTATATCATTACGGCGACTATGCTTATAACACTGCAAACGCTTCTACTGGTTCTTTAGTAAATCCATCTATTGCATATACAATTAATGATTTACAAGACCAAATTGATGGTCTTGACACTGGAGGAACTTTAAAATTAACAGACTTTGCTGCAAAGGGAGATTTGCTTTCTGCTTCAGCAAATGATACATTATCTGTTTTGTCTGTAGGAACCAACGGTCAAGTTTTAACGGCTAACTCCGCAACAGCCTCTGGATTACAATGGGCGACACCAGATATTACTCTTACTAACGCTGTAACACTAACTAATAAAACATTGACTGCTCCAATTATAAATCTTTCAATAAATTCACAAGCATCTTCTTATACACTTGTGCTTGCCGATAATGGAAAAATGGTTGAAATGTCAACTTCCTCAACATTGTCAATTCCAACAAATGCAACGCAAGCATTTGCAGTTGGTGCACAAATTACAATTCTTCAAACTACCTCTGGACAAGTAACAATTGCAGCAACTACTCCAGGAACCACAACGGTAAATGGAACTCCAGGATTAAAGTTAAGAGCACAATGGTCATCTGCCGTATGCATTAAACGTGCTACCGACTCTTGGGTTGTTCTTGGAGACTTAGTTGCATAATGTCAAGACTAGGACCCGTATCATCATCTGCTGGTCGTAAACCAGGAACACCAACAATTGGAACTGCATCTGCTGGTAATGCTCAAGCAACTGTAACGTTTACAGAACCAAGTTATTTAGGTAAGCCAAATTCGTCTTTAACATATACCGCAACATCATCTCCCAGTTCTATTTCTAATACGGGATCTGCATCACCAATTACAGTTACGGGATTGTCAAATGGAACATCATACACTTTTGCAGTTAAATTAAATAATACAGTTTTAGATTCTGATTTTTCATCAGCAAGCAATAGTGTTACTCCAGTAGCCCCACCATTCTTCCCACCATTCTTCCCACCATCCTTCCCATTCTTCCCACCATACTTCCCAGCATTTAGTGGATTCGTACCAGGCGAAGGTCCATTCTTCCCACCATACTTCCCACAATTTACCCCTGGTGGCTTCGTCTAAAACTAATAATAATATATAAAAAAATATATTACAAAAATTTAACCAACATGTTTAATACAAAGTTTTTTAAATTATTATACTAGTGTGTAATATATATTAGGTTTGTAATAAAGGCATATTTTAAGTACCGCTTAAAAAATAATAAAACCCCCAAGGATTATCCCAAGGGGGTATTTTTATATTTAATCTTTACACTTTACATGGATATTTGTTGTACCATTCTTGATACCGTGACCCGTTTAGGGTTGTCCATGATGACCAGTCTTTTCCACCCTTGGTCATGTGGTGTGTTATTTGTGCATTTCTAACTGGATTAAACAGTTCAAAGTTTGAATCTAACTCAAACCTTTCTCTGCGATCTGGACCCAAGTTACCTATCATATTTATTTGAAACATTCCATAAGAACTGTCTCCAGTTTTAGGATTACCATTAAAAGCAAGTGGTCTAGCATTGGTTTCAGCCATAGCAATTGCACAAGCAGATCGTAAAGTCTTACCTTTAAAACCTACAGCCTCTAACAATTCAATTAACTGCTCATTAGTTAATTTATGAGCATTTTTATACTTTTCTAATATTTTATCCTTAGAAACCAGAAAAGCCCCTTGAGGGGCTGAAAGGACTTCTACGGGTTGTTTAATTAATAAATTATTATCTAAAGCATTAGCAGAATTACTAAAAGGCGCAACTAGGCCAATAATAGACAATAACCCAAACCAAACTTTTTTTTCAATGTTTCTCATTAGTGTTACCTCCTTAGAAACAAAAACTACCTTTCGGTAGTGTATTAATTATAACATGATTTAGGGATTAAAGTCAACTTTATCAATGCCGCCGCATATTTTATTAAAAATACACCATCATCAAGTGGTATAATAATAAGATTATGGCAACAGGTGCAACCGCAAATTATGATCTTCCGTATCCGCTCTCTAGCGATCCAGTAGATATCCATGGAGATTTACAGGATTTAGCAGAGCAAATTGAACTTATCTTACCTATTCTTGTAAATCATACAATAGAGGTTAGAAATATAAGTGGTGCAACAATTGCAAAAGCAACACCAGTTTATGTGAGTGGGTTTAATACAAAAACAACAATTGAAAAATGTGACTCTGATAATCTTGCTACATTCCCAGTATTAGGATTAACAAGTTCTGCAATTGGAAATAACTCAGATGGTGTTGTTACTATTTCTGGAGTAATTCTTGATGCAAATACAACTTCTTTTACCGCTGGAAATGTTCTTTATGTTGCAGATGGTGGAGGATTAACAGCAACACAGCCAGCAACTGGTTCTGGTGCGGTAGCAATAGTAGGAAAGTCTAACGCAACAACTGGAATATTGGTTGTTGGTCAGCCAAAAGGCAACGGCACATGGGGATCACTGAAAGCAGGTTTATCATAATGGCAATACTGAGATCACAACAACAAAGTTCTTATTCTGTTGGCTTAACACCACCTACCGTAACTTGGACGGTAGTTAGAGGAGACACTGCAGCATTTAGAGTATATGTAACAGATGACAACAAAGATCCATTAGTTATTGAGGACTGGACAATTGCAATGGAAATTAAAAGACCAAACACTAAGCCTGGAGAATTTACAGATGATGCAGAGTTAATTGTAGAATTAGCACCTTCACCAACAATAACAGATTTAGATGGAGAGTTTACAGTTTCATTAAGTGCAAATGATTCAACAATGTTAGAGACTGGCGATATTTTTGATATTGAATTAAGTGATGAGAGCAGGGTTTGGACGGTAGCCAGAGGAACAATGATAATTATTGAAGATGTAACAAATAGCGAGTCGTAATGGCTTCAGCAATAATTATTGACAGCACAGTACAAAAAACAAAAACTGTAGAAAGCATAGACTACGCAGTTGCAAAAATTATTCCAATAACAACAGGTATAAGAATTAACGAGGTTTTACCATTTCGTATTAGATTTACAACAATAGGTATACCCTCTGCTTATTCTGGGGTACCTGGAATTGGACTTCAAATTATTGGAATTAATAATTATATTCTTTAATAATGTGATATAATTCCATTATGGCTAGAACATCACTCTCAGCAGTCAAAGCACTATTTCAAACTGGGGACAGACCCACAGAAGCAAACTATGTTGATTTAATTGATACCTTATCAGCCCAAGCAACAGATTTAGGTAGTTTTGGAAATAATGAATCAACTATTAATGGTATTGAAAACTCAACAGTATTTGATAACTTTTTAGCAAGCGAATTTAGATCAATGAGATATGTAATCTCAATTAAAAAGACTTCTGGTGGCGCAAATAAATATTACGCTACAGAAATGAATATTCTTGTAGATGGAACAGATGTTTCAGTTACAGAATATGCAACGATAGACAACGATGGGAATATTGGCACCATCTCTGTTTCACGGGCTGGAGACACAGTTTCATTAACTGTTGTTCCAGTGGGAGGACAAACCCCTATAACTCTACGCTACATGCGTATGGGATTAAAGGCTTAACCAAGGAGATAAAAGATGGCAACAGTAACAAAAGATTTTAGAGTAAAAGCGGGAATTGTAGTTGAGGGATCAACTGCGACCGTTAATGGACATGATGTATTAACAGAAGCATTAGTAGACGCCAAAGGTGATTTACTAGTTGCTACAGGCGCAGACACCGTAAGTCGTCTTGCCGTTGGTGCAACCAATGGACATGTTTTAACAGTAGACAGCAACGAAGCAACGGGATTAAAGTACGCAGCCCCAGCAGCAGTTGGTGTTTTTGGAGAAAGTATTGTTTTCGAGGGTGCAACAGCAGATGATTATGAGACAACTGTTACTGTTACAGACCCAACAGCAGATAGAACAATTACACTTCCAAATGCAACTGGAACAATAGTTCTTAAAGACACAACTGACACACTTACAAATAAGTCAGTTTCATTAACTACAAACACAGTTACAGGAACTCTTGCAGAATTTAATACTGCTCTTTCAGATGCAGACTTTGCAACTCTTGCAGGAACTGAAACACTTTCAAATAAGACACTTACATCACCAACAGTAAGTGGACTATATTTAAGCGATGGATCAATTGTTGTAGAAGGCGCAACTGCCAATGATCACGAGACTACACTTCAATTCACTGATCCAACTGAAGATCGTACAATTACATTTAAAAATGAAAGCGGTACTGTAGCATTTACTGCAGATATTCCATCACTTTCAGGATATGTAACTGAGTCTGGAACACAAACATTAACAAACAAAACACTGACCTCACCGTTAGTGTCTGGTTTATCTATTACAGATGGATCAATTGTTGTGGAGGGTGCGACAGCAAATGATAATGAAACTACCCTTCAATTTACAGACCCTACAGCAGATCGCACAATTACATTTCCAGATGCAACTGGCACAGTAGCACTTACAGCAGATGTTCTAGCACTTGCTGGCGGTACAATGACTGGTGCAATTGCAATGGGTACAAACAAGATCACAGGTCTTGGAACACCTACAGATGGAACAGATGCAGCAACTAAGGCTTATGTAGATTCAGCAGCACAAGGTATTGACTGGAAAGCATCAGTACGTGCAGCAACAACTGCTGATGTTAACTTTATTACGGTTATTAATGGATCCACTCTTGACGGAGTAACTCTTGCTACAGGTGACCGTGTTCTTGTTAAGAATCAGTCAACTGGTTCAGAAAATGGTATCTATGTAGTTAAGGCATCTGGTGCTCCAGATCGTTCAACTGATGCAGATACAGGTGCAGAACTTACTGCAAGTTTTGCGGTATTCGTAGAAGAAGGAACAGTAAACGCAGATTCTGGATATGTATTAACTACAGATGGCGCAATTACAGTTGGAACTACAGCACTTACCTTTACACAGTTTACTGGTTTAGGACAAATCACCGCAGGCGATGGTCTTTCTAAGACAGGAAACACACTAAACGTTACCGCTGGAACTGGTAT